CACCAGAAGTAATTTTAGCCACATAACCGTAAAGTGGCATCCGATCACCTGTGGTGTACTGTATTGCACCGTACAATTCAGGGTAGTCTGCAACCGTGTAAGTGGTGCCGTTACACTCCAACCACGAGTCAGGTATGGCACTACCAGCAAAGGGCATAATGCTGCCCACAGGCTGTACTTGGTCAATACCCACAGTGGACGAGCCGCCAATCTGTGTGCCCAAGTAGTTGTTCAGCACAAAGCCGTTCAGGGTGGGGTGCTTGGTGGCTACAGGCTTGATGACCTGTCCCAAAGCACTGGGCGGATTGGAAGTCAGCCCACCAGCACACACACCCGACAAGAACATGACAGGAAAACTAATACCACTAAACGCGGGCATTTCCAAATACCCGCCGTAGGTGAGTTCAAAAGTGTTTGCGTCGGTGACTGCGTTCACGATGCCTAGCACTTCGGCGTTTTCTGCGGAGTCTGCTTGTGCAGGCACATACAGTTTTGGGGTTCCGCTTGGGTTGTAGCGAATCACAGTTCCCACACTAAAACCGTGACCTGTTAGAGAGATGCTCTCCTTTAGGGTCTTGGTGGTTGCTGCTCCGCCTGTTAGTACTAGTGATGATCCCATGTGTGATTACCTTTGATAACAGTTTACCGTAGTTCCGACCAACCCTCAACTATTCCCCCATTGGGAATTGAAACAACATAATTAGCATCAACAGGAACTATTGCATATAAAGAGACTCGTAGACCTGTAATTACTCCAAAATTTCCAACTAAAACACCGCCCACTGTAATTGCACCTGCTGTACTAAAATTAATTGCTAACATTATGGGTTTACCAGTGGTATTGGTGTAGGTTGTACCAGTACTTCTACTAGCAGCAACATTCTGCCATGTTTGACCAACACCAATATCTTTACTGTCCACATAATCCTTCGTGGTCAGCGTTTTGGCGTTTGAACTAGAGGTAGTAGATGTGGACGAACGAGCCTCACCAGTAATGTCTAGAGCAACAGCAGGAGACGCATTAGCAATTCCCACTTTTCCATCAGATGTAATACGCAGTCTTTCTGTATTATTCGTACCGATTCTCATATTCTTCGTAGCAGTTTCATACAAATACATATCACCATTCAAATCGTGACCTATTTGTGCGTTTCCACCAGAAGCAGTATTAGCGAATTGTATTTGTGCTTGCTTGAGAGCAACAGTTTCAACTATATCCAATTTTATGGCAGGAGTGTTGGTTCCAATTCCAACATCACCAGCAAAACTTGCAGTACTACCCACAATGCTAAACGCATCAGTCAAGGTAACAGCACTACCCAAAGCCGTTGAACCAGTAGGAGCAGTTTTCCACACAAGTGCAGGATCGCTGCCACTCAAACCCACAACCAGTGCACTTCTAGCGGTGCTCACAGAATTAGGCAGGCTGCTTATCCACCCGTCAGACCCCACCGCAGACCGCACACCGTGTCCCAAAGCAAGACTAGACGACAAGTAGCGAGTACTAATAACATTCACAGCAGCAGAAGTAGTGCCGTTGATAGACACACTGTCACCAGTATACCGAGACACCAACAAGTCGCGTCCTTGTGGTGTTGAATCAACTGTTACGCCTACTCGTATCTCGCCACGCACATCAAGAGGAGCCAAGATTCGGTTGTTGCTGTTAGCCGTTGTAAAGGGTGTCCACCCACCACCAACACCCACATATCCTGTAACACCAACACTGGTAGCAAATTTGCCCACACCTGCGGCAATACGGACGGCTTCTCTGCCGTTGGTGTTGCCGTCGTACACTCCAATCTTTAGATCGCCACTAATTCCATCAGAAATATCACTAACCAAGAAGTTGGCAAGATTGGCGTAACTAATGCCAACAGCAGCACCACGCACATCGCCACGATACGAGAACAAGTAGCCACTCAAAGCACTTGTTGCCATAAGCATGGGCTTACGAACTGTGCCTTCGGTTGACGGTGGAGTAGAGGTAAGTGAAGACACACCACTCTCAAACGAACCTGTTGTGCCTGCACAGCCTGTGTTCAAGAAGTACACGGTTCCAGGAGTTAGAGTGCTGTACGGAGAACTCCACGAAGGTACGGTAAAGAAACCGTCCATGAGCACATCGAACGAGTCGTTAATGCCGTTGGTGGCTCCAACCGCAATAACCATTCCTGCAATTTCTGCTTCTTCAGGGGTGTTTGCCTGTGCCTTTACATAGATTCCATCAGAGTAGTTTGCTTCAGCAGTTGCACCTACGGTTGGTTTATACGACAGGGTAACACCACTCGGATACGCCTTAAACCGTACAATGTCACCCGCTTTAAAGGTGTTGAGTTGTACTATTCGCGTTGCTACTGATGAAGACGAAGCAATTTGAATGGGTGAAGCCAGCAATCCACCAGTAAACGGCAACACAATGGCAGAAGCGGTTCCTGTGGCAATCAACACGGCTTTATGCACAGTTCCAGGACTTGTAGGCTGAACAGGAGTAATGATTCCAGGAGTTCCTGGAGAGAGATAGTACACTGTTCCAGCAACAAGACTCGTGCCTGATGTGTTGATTGGGGCAAAATCACCAAAAATCTCACCAATAAAGGTTAGTTCAAAGGAATCTGCGTCTATAACTTTGGACACAATTCCCACAACTTCTGCACTCTCTGTGTCTGATGCTTGTGCTGCTGCATAGTTGTTGGCAACTTTATCAAAACGCACAGGAGTACCAAACACAAAGGTATGTGCTACTTGTGTAATGGTCTTGCGGTTTGCACCGTCAGAAATGTTTACAAACGGTCGGTTGCCGTATGTGGTTCCACTCAAAACTTCCATGAACACGGTGGCACCTGCTGGCGAATACCGCTCAAACTGAATGGAGCGGTTGCTTGTAGTGCCTGCAACGCCACTAGAAGTCAATTCAACAAGCAGCCCGTGATCGCTTGTGCTGCCACCGTCCAAACGAATACCGCTGCCGTGAACAGGCAGAACTCCACCCGCATTAGGATAAATGCCAAAAGTGGCACCACTAATACCAATGTGTGCGTTGGCTTGCCACACACCAGTAAGCCCGTGAACCTGTGTGGTTTTCCACAGCCACTCTGCGGTTGAGCCGCTAGTTCCACGATTTATAAGCAGACCACCGCCGCCTGCTGCGTTGATTTTTGTGTCTGTTGAACCCGCAGCAGTGTCACCAAGCACAAGAGAGTAATCGTCAATAGTGACAATATTTGCGTTTACTGTGAATGTGTCTGCATTAAAAGTAACATTTCCGTTAAAGGTTACACCGCTTTGGAAGGTCACAGGCTGAATGAATGTAACACCTTTGTTTACATTATCCGCAATAGCAGCAGAAAGAGTTCCACCCGCAGCCACAGTAATATCAACTGAAGACGACGAAACTCCTTCGTAAATCTTGAGTTTGTTTAGTTTGTATACGCCAGTATTGGTAACATCCCTCCATGTATTGAAGGTGTCGCCAAGTGCCACTTCTGGAATGCTGTAGGTGTTTAGGTCTGGTCCTGTGTTTGCTGCCATAGGGTTCCTGTGCTCAATGCAGATTCAAGTTGCGATAGCCTAGCGTTCAATGTATTTATCTGATCTTGTAAAGCCTGTACAGTCATCTCCACGGTTTCTTGGTGTGCTCGCACGGCTAGCACATCCCGATCTTTCAAATATAATGCCCCTGTTTGGGGGTCACGCACATACCGACTGCTCATGTTACCTCCAAGTTACCACACGAATATTCTTTAGGGCAGGAGTCTTGGAATACGGTGTGTTAGACCCGCTTGCAGCCAAGAACTCTGCCTTGATTTGATACGAATTGATGCCTCCGCTCAAGCCAGTAATGGGTGCAACATTTGGACCAGTTATTCCGTATACTGCTTCTCGGAAATCTGCTTCTGTTGAACTGGTAAACAGGGGATTTACCCGCACAAGGGGTCGCCACTGGGATTGGAACAGTCCACTTTCACCAGAGGACGAATACTTGCAGTACAAGTTTACGGTGGCACCTTGTGGTATAACCGCGTTTGTATACACAAATATTCCATTAGAGGTTGCGTCTTGTGGTAACACCACAGCACGGGACACATATGAAGATGTGGAATACGGTGCTCCAGTAGACGGCTGTGTACCCAAATACATGGTTACTGCATATCCAGCAAATGTGCCAACATCAATAGCAGGAGACACCGCATCGCTTGTGCCTCGTGTAAGGGTAAACAGTACGGGCAAAGCGGTTTTTGCGGCAGTAAAATAAGTGTTTTGGCAGTTCTTTACAGACACACCATCAATGGTTCGGGAAACAGCACACCCAATAGGAACTATTTCGTTGGTACAAATTTTTGCAATTTCAATGCTTCCACTTCCCCATCCTGAAGTGTTTGAGTACTGAAGAGTTCCGCTGTTTGTGGTAAACGCACAACGATTAACACGGAAAGCAATATCTGTGGCATTGTCTGCAACCCATGTGCTTGTGTTCTGCGGAAGATACAGAGTGCCTACCGTTGCATTGTTTCCTGCCCGTCCGCCCGATGTGGTATTTAGAGAGGTGTCAGATGCGTACAGTTCGTACTTGCCGCTGTTTGTGACCACAGCAATAGCGTACTCCCCAGGTTCAAGATACACAGGGCTGCTAAATGTGAATGTGGTTGCTACTGGGTTTCCGTTATTTGAATCAACAGTTACCGCAGACGGCATCTTGGTTACTGTGGAGAACGGAAGAACCACAGACGGAGACGGATACCCATTAACGGTTGGACGAATCTGTACTGTTACTGGCAGCAAAGTGTCTGCTTTGGCAAAGAACAGATCAACACTAGACAAGAACAGCCCATCAGGATATGTTTTCTTGTCCACAATAAAAGTTTGACACAGCGGGTCAGACCACTGGTTGTTGTCAACAGTATTTGTATTGCTATCGTATGACACATCTCGGTTGAAAGGTGTCTTGATTACTCCATCACTAGTAACACTTTGACGACGCAGTTCAGGAGGACGAGTTGAATACGACCCCGAATCGCGTTTCGCAAGAGTGCCAACTGCATAGAAAATTGTTTCAGCAGCGGTTGATGCGTTCTGTGGATCAAAAGAGTCGCTAATACGAATCAGTTTTTCGCCAACCGTAAAGCGTCCAGCAGGAATGGTAAACGAGGTAGAAACGCTTCCGTATTTGTCAGCAGAAATTCCAGCACCAACACCACCTGCCAAAGACACACCATCAAAGAAAACAGAAAGATTGGTGGCGTTTGGCTTTAATCCGTGTGCTGTTACTGAAACTGATTGTGTTGAAATGTACGGAAGCACGCTCTTGTCTACTACACGACTCTCTACCGTTTCTTTAATACGATTCTTGAGTCGCTTGGACTTGGCGTATCCCATCATTTTTTCGCTGGTTGTTGCGTCAATTCTGCGACCAACACCTATTGACGGATTTCCAGAGTCCACAGAGGCAACAGCAGACGGAGAAGCAGAACGAGGAAGTTCAAGAATGGCTCGTTGTAGAGTATCGTTTTCTTCTTGACGAGTCTCTATACCTGTCCACATGCTTTCCCAATCGTTCCATTGGGTTCCAAAGCCACGACGATCATACGCATCAGAAGAAATCCAGTTATCGTTTTCTCCAAGAGCATTAGTCTTGGTAAGAGGACGATACGAGGTGTCCCAAACTGTTTCTATGGTCTTGGAAGCAGTCAAGAACCCTAACCAATTAGTGGTGTTTGTTGGATTGGGCTTAACTGTCTTAGTGTATCCAAGATTTTGTGTGTGAGCAGTTACTCCGTATGCCAGTGTGCACAGTCCATCAGAAGACAGAGCAATAGACGGATTAGTGGTGTGTGTTCCAAGTGAAACAGGATACGACAAGAAAAATGGACGCAATTCGCCGTATTCGTAATCCACAGAGCAAATGTGTTCATCGCTTGAAACATCACCCGAGTTGTGTCCGTTGAATTCGTCCACATACAGAGATGTCTTGACTGGTTCTACTGTAATAGACGAACCAATGGCTCTTGCGTATGTGAGAAGTGATTTGCCTTCAAGTTCAACTTCAGATGCAGACAAGGTTGCAAAAGTTTCCACATCGTCCACACGCTTCTCAATTTTTCCAATATCTGCCATTGTGTAGCGGTGGTTGTCGTATGGTGTCAGTACAATATCTGATGCCTTGTGAGTATATGCAGGCACAAGTGCAGTATACAGAGTAATAGCATCGTCTGTGTCTGGCGGTGCAACAGGAACAAGATCGGGCTGTCCTTGTTCAACCACAAATAACGGAGCACCGTTTGACGGGTTTACCTTTAGTTTAATCTTGTCTATTCTTGGCAGATAGTGGTTGTACGAAACTATGGTATTTGCAAGAGCAGAACCAAACTCAAATAGTCCATACGGTTTTGCAAGTGGATCAGATGCAGTTGGGCCAGAGTGGCGGAAATCAATTGCGTTTGCTAGAGATATGGTCTTGCCTGTTCTTGAATTAGTGTACAGCGGAATGTGGCTGTAGTTCACTCCGATATAAGAGTTTGCGCCAACGAATGGTGCAAATGTCAGCCCACCGTGCAAGAAATAGTTGTAACTAACACGGAAAGAAGCACCAGAAGTTAAAGAATTTTGCTTTTCAGATTTCACAAACACTCTGGAATAATCGTAATAGTCTTCTCGCTGACCGTCATCCAATTCAAACCAAGAAGTGACATCTGAAGTCCCCATGCTGATTCCACTAATAGAATACACATCCCAATGTGGAAGTTGGATGTATTTTCTTCCGCCTCTGATAGCAGAATTGCTAGCAACATTGTTGGTGGTGTGAGTAAATGCTGTAGTGGTTTTGGTTCTAATATTTGATGATGCGTTTGTTGATAGTCTGGTTGCGTCCAAAGAATATTTCAAAGGCAAAATCATTTTCACAGGAGCAGCAGTAAATCCTACAGGATTAGCACTTCCTGGAATACTCAAAACAAGATTCGAAGAACCGTCAGAAGACACAGTAATTCCTGTCATGCTTGTGCTATGACCTGGACTATACGCTTGTGCTGTGGTTCCATTTAAACCACTAGACGATAACAAGGTTATCTGCTGAACATCTGCTGCGTTATTTGTTCCAGCGGCTCCGTAATTAAAAAATCCAAGCATTCCGTAATTTGTTGCACTAGGAATAGTGTTTGTAAAATTACTAGACGGAGTTACTGTATAAGTGATTGGGGTAGTGGTTGATGTAAACGACGGAGTTATATCGTTGCTTACAACTTTAGTATAAAATTCAACTTTGGTGAATCCTGAAATACCATATCCAGGTTTTATATCGTAAACAAGAGGAAGTGCGTCTCCACCGTTAAGAGAAAATACTGCGTTTGCACCACATGCACCAAACACAGCAAGAGTTCTTCCGCTGTTTACTAGAGCACCACTTGGCATTACTACTGCACTAGAAGCACCTGCAATAACTGAACCAGCGCAAACTCCATATAGGTACATCTTGTAGTGACCACGAGTCAATCCGCTTGCAGAGTTAACAAATCCAAATGGAATCAGTCCGTGCAATTTTGCCTGACCAATTACTGCTTTGTTTGTATTTCTAAAATATACTTCAGCAGAACCGTTATTTAATGTGGTTCCAATATTGTTGTTGAATGTTGTACCAAAAGAAGCAAGGGTATCAGTATCAAAACCAGCACACACTCCAACCCAGTTTCCACTCGCAAACGGGAACAACAGATCAGTTTCAGTCTGTGTGGTTCGTGCAGCGGGAACACTTACCTTTTGTGGATACTGTGAGTCTAATTCGTATCCCTGAACATACGCCTTGCCTTTTCCGAAGGTGTATTCAAGAGTGGTTCCTGTCAAAGAAACACTCACCTCAAAAGGCTTAACAATATACGATCCTGACTCGTCGTATGTTCTGCGAGACAGTGTTTTTTCAATTTCTCCATAGGTTACACGCTCAACCTTGCGAGTAATTCTGCCGTTTTCAAACCGCAACAATTCAACAAAATTGTCTGGAACCGATAGCAGATCTTTTTGATCCAACACAAGGTCAATCTTGAAACGATCAGCCCCAGGAGCATTGTAGTTGTACGAACCAATAGCAGGATCACGCAGCGACGAGTCCTCTGATTCGGTAATAGAATCACGAGTAATAGCAAAACCAACTTTGGCGTTTAGATCCGCATATGCGGTTCCGTATTCAAAATCTCTACGGGAAACAGTTGCACTAACGGCAACTGTTCGAAAAGGAACATAGTACTGCTGTTGATTACGAACAAAGAACCCGTCAACATAGAAAATTCCATCATTGACAGACACCAACTTACACGATCCTGCTGCCCAAGAATCGGTTTCAGGAGTCAATGTGTATTGAACAGGAACTTCTGCGTCTGTTGTAAGACTAATATTTGAACCAGTATTGAATTGTGATCCTGAAATATAGTCTAGGATAAGAATCAGATTTCCGTCTGTGGAATCTGGTTCAATATAGTGAACCACACGGGCTTCAGGCTGTGCTCCGCTTGCACCTTCTCCAAACTTTACGGTTGCGTTCAGTACAAAAGAGTAATCACTAATATCTGTTAGTCCTGCCACATCAGGCTGGATCATAAGGTAATTGGTATTACGAACGCTAATGCCACCACCCACAATACGCGAACCGTCCTTGAACAGATGGTCGCCAATCTGTGAAACCTGATCCTGAAGAATAGACTGGATTTGGGTCAGTTCACGGGCTTGAACCGCGTAACCTGGCTTGAAAAGCACTCGGAGAAAAGCCTTGGCGGGATCGTAATCGTCGTAATACGGATTGATATTGAAGATACTTGGATCGTAAGCCATTGTTTCCTCTTTAGAAGCCTAATCGCAGACGGAATTCTTCAGATTGTCCCTTTACTCGTGAAATCGGGCGTATATTGTTTATGTATATGATTTCACCAGAGGTTGGATCAATGTCAGGCAAGGATATACTAGTAACAATATACGAACCAAGAGTGCTGCCAGTTATGCCGTTTTGTGCAACATTTGCAAAGTTGCCAAACACATCTGCCAGATACAACCGACCGCTGGACGAATTTATAAATTCCCAATTGTAAACCGTTCCACTTGCGTAGTTGCCAAATGCGTCACCGCTTGAACCTTGTTGCACAAAGTCGCCATTTGAAAATGAGTTTTGAGTCAGGGCAGCAGAGGTCACATCTATACCACCTGTTGCACCACTAACACTTGTTCCAAGAGACAGAATGGTAAGACCAGTATACGCAGGAGTTTCGTTCAGATCAAAATACGGACTACCTACTTCCACAATTCGGAACAGGTCGTATACGCCACCCTCGTTTACGAAAGAATTAGTAGTAGGATTGTATACCCATGCGTACTCTCCGTAACGGGGTGTAACACCCGATGGTGCAGCAGAAGCACCGCTTCTGCTACCAATCACTTTAACAGACCCACTCACAAACGAATTGCGTTGTGTTCTAACTGTTAGTTTGTTGGTTTGTTTGGAAATCAACACACCCACGGTGTTTATATCGTAGCCGTAAGAAATACCTGCGGACAGACCTGGGTTTGAAGACGCAACAGTTGTGCCAGCAGGTATGGTTTGTGTTACTGTTTCTCCTGTAATAAATCCAGAAAGATCAGCAGACGAAGCAAACGACAGTATTAGGTCGTTTGGACGAGACTGGTATGTGGTATAGTTTCCACCAATATTTTTTACTTTAACTGTTAGTCTGCGTTCGTTACTGATATCCGATACTGCTTTTAACTGCTCTATTTTTGCTCCAACCGATGACTCTGTTCCAAACATAAAGTTTCTAATACCACCATTAAAACCATTAGTCTTCCACCCGTCTAGCGTTCTACTTGTTTCGGTTCCATCGTATACAAGTGTAACATCTCGGTAATACGGATCAGCAGATCCCGCAACAGTTTGAGAACCGTCATTTAGAACAGGATTTTTTACTATTCCGAATTGACGATACGAGCCACCACCAACAAACTTGTCTTCGTCGTCTTCTAACACCTCAATAATAACAATAATATCCTTTACATTCAGTTCTTTAAGAATATTGCTGCCGTGTCCACCTTTTGGTGCTAGTACGGCTGTAATGGTTGGGTGCACTTTGGTGGGTTGTGTTGAAATGGATGTAGTGACGAATACTGATGTTTGTGTATAGTCCTCACCGCGATTTATGAGATTAACTCCACCAATAGTATTGTCTGAATTCATTACAGGGAATGCGTAGGCACCACTTCCGTCCCCTGTGATGCGGATTCGTGGCAGGATTTCAAATGCCGTAAAATCGACTCCACCCGCTGATGGATTGGTAACTGTAAAATCCAAAGCGTCGTTTTGCACTTTAAAATAAACTAAATTGTTTCCGCTGCCAGTATAGCCGCCTTCTGTAATAACCGCGTAATTGTTTATGGTTTGCGGATTGGTTGTAGAGTTAACCACGCGAAGAATGTATCCAGCCTTGTTACCTGGGGTTTCAATATTTGAGCGGTCTTCTGCTCGGATATACACAACCTTTTCGCCACTGCTTGTTTCTGTATAACTTCCCAAGCGAATAGGCTGGTTTGATGTGCCTTCTCGTTTTTCAGTTTGGCTGTAAACAGCAGCAGACACACCGCCGTTTGTTATGAAATCCAAACGAGTAATTTCTCCCGAAACTGCTGTAGCCTGAACAGCGTACTGATTGGTAGTTTCGGTGTCGTCTCTACTGGTCACAAAATCAATGGGAATATAGTCAGTTAACTCATACGGCAGATCGGATGATCGAACAGTAGCCAAATACTTCCATGTGTACCCGTCTGAAAGAGTAAAGGGAGTAGTAAGCGTTCCGCTTGGTTTTACTGTAGACGCTGTGCCTTGTCCGTTATAGGTTCCGTCCACGGTTGGACGAGTTAAACACTTATACAGGTTGTTTTCGTCTGTAATCACATAAAAAATCTTGGGATCGTCGGTGTCAAACATGCCTTCACGGTCACTGTATTGGTCATAAGTTGTTCCGCTTGTCCACTCGTAGCGGGGCAGAGCAAACAGGATATTTTTTGGATTCAGTTTCTTATAACCAATAATGTTACGCATTATCTCGCGTTCGTTTTCATCGCTGTCAGGATACTCTGCTGTTCCTGGGGTTGGTGGGCTGTTGTCGCCACCACTAGTCTGCCACGCTGTGGGCTTTCCTGCAAAGAAAAAATACTGGTTATCGTTGCGTTCCAGTTCGTTCAGGAAGCCTTCAGCATACGACCGCTTGATTGACGCTTTCAGATAGGCAGGCATAGGATCTCCGTTTTACGCACCAGTGTTTTCCAAGTAATCATATGTATCGCCCGACAACACCGTTCCTCCCGACAAGACTGTACCCTTAGACTTGTAAACCGTTTCGGGCATGTTTAAGAAATTGGTAATGGTTATGCCTGCAAACGACATACCATCAGGAATGGTTAGCAGGTCTTTGGAATTGGGGTGGTGAGCAATACTCCAATAGGTTAGCCCCTTTTCGTAACCGCTTGGGTGAGACAAATAAAACGAATCTGGAAGTTTAGAGTCTAAATTATATTTTCTTGACAGATATCCGTAAACCTGTTGTCTTTCTTCTTCTTGAAGTTTACGATCAAATACAATTATTTCGCTAATAACTCCACCAAACGAATACGAAGGAGTATTGGTCTGAACTGATGTGATCCAAGACGATGATCCGACCGCTCCTGTGCCTGTAGCACCAGAACTAACATTAACTCCAATTCTTCCCAATAATATATCTGATGAGTTAAATTGCTCTGGATTGGAAGCAAAAAAATCTTCTTGTTGCGGTAAAAATGTTTCATCTGCCATTAAATTACCTCTTTCTTACACACCAAATCGGTTTCTTAACGAATTGAAGTTTTGTCTAATTTCTAAATCATTAAGAGCACGCGAATACACGCGAACACAAGAAACAGACCCCTCATATCCCCAATTAAATCCTAAACCATCAACGGATCGCCTTCCTGGATAGTCTGATTGGTTTTGTGCTGGTCTTCTATCACCTATAGTCAAGAAAGGATTAGAAACATCATAAGTTTGTTTTCCGCTAAATTTTTGAGATTCTACCAAATTGCCGTTTATGTACATTTTCATTGTGGTATATGATCCGTCATACTGGGCAACACACACCACATTACTCCACACACCAGCAGGCACACTACCAACAGGCGAGTTAATACCATAAGATGTTGTTCCTAGTCGTAATATCCAACTCGCTCTTCTGTCTCCTGATGGAGCGTTAAAGAACGGACGACCGCCTGCTCCCATATACATGTAATTAGTTTTTGCTGTTACATTTCCTAATGCTGGTTTAATCCACGCCTCCCATGTACTGTTTCCACTGTCACCAAGATTAAGTCCATTCTTGCTAGTAATTAAACCACCTTTCGCGTCAAACACAGCAGATCCGTTTCCGTCTGAAGACGAATAGCCAACATAATCGTATACTTCAGAAATATTTCCTGATGCGCTCAAATCGTAAACCGTATTTGGTATATTGTTTGTTAATTCTTCAATAGACACTTCGTTACCGTCAATCAAATCAATTCTTGGTTGTGCAAAATACACCAAAGTTCCTGGGATACTGCTACCGTACAAAAATGTTCTCAAAACGGTAGAAGATGTACCACTTTGCCATATTTTATCTCCCTCTGAAAGTGATGCGTATGTTGTACCACTTCCAACAGTATAGAATCCGCTGTTTGGATGGTTTGCTCCAGAAGCACTTCCTGAAGGATGGATGTGTCCAACCAACAAAACCCATTGGTTTTGTTTTCCATCATACGGTAAAGATGTAGACCCATTAGAAGAAAAATACGGATTAGTAGTGGACGATCCGTTAGACCTCTCATATGAAGATTCGTTGTTTCCAAAATAAACATTACCGTTTCCAGCCACGGCACGATTTACCCACACAGAAAATCTATACAATTTTATGCTGTCAATTGGTACAGCAGGGGCATAAAAACCACCATTACCATTAAACGAAGCGTTAGTATTAATAGTAGAAAAATTAAGTGCTTGCCAAACAATTTGTTGCTTTCCCCAAGGTCCATTTCGGTATCCAACTTCATTATTTAAAGCGGTTCCGAAGCGAGTATAACCTGTTGGATACGACGACCGCAATCCAACTCCACTAATATCACTTGTTGCAGGGAAAGGATACAGTCCAATACGCCCAATTCTATACTTTACTCCGTCTGCAAGTCCAGTCAACCCAACAAGAGTAACATTGGTTGGTGTTGTTCCTGTTTTAGTTCGTGTCACTTTATACCAACCGTTTCCAAGATTTTCAATGGTTCCTGCTGCTGAATCGTTAGAACCCAAACCGTAAATGTAAACATTTGCAGAAGTAATAGCAGATCCATCTTCTTTACGAATAGTGGCAGTAAATGTCCAAGTGGTAGAAAGCAAAGAAGCATTTCTCCAAGCAGAAGGAGTATTTATGTAAACATTTTTACTGGATGATGGTATAAATTCATAAACTTCATCTGAACCTAAATTTGCTCCACCGTCTTGTGTTACTCGTGTAACAGCAGGAACAACTGTGGTTCCGTCACGCCTAAACATAGACGGACTCAATGGAGCCAACACATCTATTGAAGTTTCTGTTAGAGGGTACGGGTCTAACAAATTTTTATTTTTAGACAACACAAATTTATCAAGACACGCAGTTTTTCCTGGATCAAAACTGTACACCAAGTTTTTAGTGACAATAAAATTGTCAGATTGTGGTGCAGTCAAAGAAATAATACTTCTTCCAGTTGTTGGCGATTGATTTGTAGCAATGTCGCCATTAAGGAAAGATTCAATTCTGTTAGAAGAATCTCGTCTTGCTTCTCCCACACAAATTCCCATACACACACCAGACACATGAGGATCGTATGCTATAAAATTCTGCAATGCTCCGTCAGTATCGCCTTGTGGTCGGAAACCAACCAATCCAGCAGGCGGCAAAGACGCTCCTGGATAAAATAGTGTTCCGTTTGGCAGAACGGAATAATACGAAGAGTTCTGTACTGACGGATTTCTGTCTAGTGAGTTATATGAACGGCTAAACAACACAGAATCCATTCGCAAATTATTTCCAATAGCATTGCTGTTTCTGGATGCAAGCAAACCGTAACCGTAACTAACACCCTCTAATGTGGTTTTATAGACTATAAAAATATCTGCATCATCTGTGATTTTTAGAGGACGCTTAAGATACATGTGCTGACCATTCATCAATTTTTCTGCGCTACTGCCTGCTGCTGTGAACCCCATAGAAATACCTTGAGCAAGGCTAATTCCACCGTAAGTTGTTTGTGGAGAAAATACTAATCCACCGTTGAAAGAAATTCCAGTAGCACCACCTGCTGCGGCAGTTTGTAGGGTTGGTCGAAGTTTATCTACTGTGAGTCCTGCGTAATTTTCAACGGTTATGCCCGAACCAGTAACCACCCACGACGGCACAACAGGTGTGCCTTTATACGACATTTCCAAAATTTTGATGGATGTGCCTGCTCCGCTATATCCAGAAGTATCAGCGTAGAAAGTTAGTCCGTATCCAGCGTATACTGTTCTATACGAAACTCCGTTTACACGATACACAATGTTGGGTTCTGCGTACTCAATTTCGCATACAGTATTGTCGTGAAACGAAGAGTCTGCACTGGCAGTAACAAGGTCTGGTCCTTGCTTATTACTTTCATAAGCAATCAGTCTTCTGCTTGCTAAACCTCCTAAAAATGGTCCATACGAGTAAATGGCATAATCAATACTTGTAAAACTAGCGTTTGTGGCAGGATCACTATTCAATCCAGCCATAAAAAGACGATCCGTTGTAAATCCACCACATTTTCCGTTCAGCAAAAACGAAAGTTTGGTAATTGGGTTTGTGGCATCGTGAACACTTCTAGTCCAAGCAGTAGCAGATGCGTTTGTCCATATGTCAGAAACACCGTTCCACTTGTCCCATGTGGGCGGAACGGCATGGTTGCGAGACGGTGACGCATCTCGCCACACATCCACACTGGCTCCATTGGCAACCGCACCACACACACCAATATTTTCAGGCTTCAGCCACAGCACTAGCCCACGCATGCCTTCAGGTGTCAGAGCAGTTTCTTTGCCGTTAAACCATGCAGTTGTACTGCCTAGTGGAGCACCAAGCGGATCGTGAGCAGTTTTGCCCCCTTCAGGCACGATACAGTATGTGTAGCCCAAAGAAGTGCCGTAAAATAGAGTTCCAAGTGGAGCAGTTTTTCCGCTAGGGCCAACTTCGCTAGTGCTGCCAATATACGGATTGTAGCCCAACGGGTACAGGTCGCCTTCGGCTCCACACCAACCACCCCCACCTGTCAGACCGTTTGCTCGCAGATCAAGAGTGGTTCCGCTAGTGTACGGTGTATAGTTTCCAATAATTGGATCGCGGAAAAATGTGCCTTGTGCAGAAGTATTTGGTGTGTTTTGCAGAGCGTCATTCACCAAAATAGAACCAAACATCCGCATTCCTGCGGGATGAATCAGGTCTTTCAGCACAGAGAAATAGGTGTCTAGGCTTACCGCAGACTTTAGTTCATACGAAAAGTCTTGGTAGTAGTGTCCGTCTTGAATCTTTTTGGTGGACGACAGTTTTCCGCTGTTGTTGGAATAGTATCCAGGGTAACGAGTAACTGCTGTGGGACGGGCAAACACCACAGCCGAACTCAAGTTGCCTGTTTGGCTAATAAACGACACCGTGACTGTATTAAAGTAGTTGATGCCTGAATTCTTTACACCGATCTTTTTAATGGTTCCACCAAGACCTGTCTGCTCAATAAACGCAGAAAAGCCTATACCCTTGTCATCGGTAATGTAAATTTCGTCTCCAACGCGGAAATCTGACCCAGGTGTTTGGATAAAGAAGTCAGACAATACGCTAAAAACTGTTTCTTGATACTGTTGTCCGTCTACTATAAAAGTAACAGGAACAGTAGACACAAAATTGCCAACCAAGTTGTTCAAGAAAAATTCTGTGATCTCGTAACCGTCTTGATTGTACTGAACCACCGAATCCACTTCAGCAGAAGCCACCAATTGGTTTCCAATGTACTGGTATACGCTTTGTCCTTTTGCAGAAAACAGCGTTGAGCCGTTGGACGATGTGGTTTTTAGCGAAACCTTTTCAATCCACCGACCGTCAGATGTTTTCAGCACATCCTCTTTTGGATAGTAGAAGTCAACATCGCTGTCGTACAGTACTCGGAACAAGAACTTGTACGCATTCTCTGTGCCTTTGTTACCGTAAAAGTCACGAATTTGTTTGAGAAGAGTGTTCTTGTTTGGTTTTCTGCCGCTTGTATTGGTAGCCAACACATCAGGAAATCCGTCAAGATAGGTGTTCTTGAAATGTGAATAGTATTCTTCCAAACTCCTGTCTATATCGTAAACCGAAGACAGGTTTGATACCACAAACCCAGGATTTCCCTGCTTGTCCATCCACTCGTAATACGCCTTTATGAACATGACTAGTTTTCTGTAGTCACGACGCATAAACGAAGGAAACTGCTCCTCAATAAAAGGAGCAATAACCTTTTCAAGTGCCTCGGTGGGCGTGTTGATTATAATGTTTTTCAGGTCAATCATGTGTTATGAGATAGCCGCTGCTCGTGAAACTGTTTCCGAAGACAGAGAAACTGAAACAGAATCAGAATAACCGCGATTGATTCGGATAATTCTGTTCTCTTTTACATATAAGTCTTGGTTTTGTGGTTGAACAGTTACGGTGATTCCGTAAACAATTCCTTCTGCAATCTGTGGAACAAACTTTGAATTGAGTCTGATTATTCCTGTAGAATACTCTATTGTGCCTACGCCTTTTAGAACCACAGTTTTGGCTCCACTAGTTTCGTACTTGACCACATTAAGAACCCCGTAGCCGTCGTCTTCTAGTGTGCAGTTGTAAACAGTGGTTCCGTCATAGTTTTTGTGGGGGAACATGTTAGAAGACAAAATGGAAATGTGTCCGTCGTGTGGATGATACAGCGAGTTTCCGAAATCAATCACTAGTCCTTTAGAAGAAACAATTCGCCCCACCTCTACTGTTTTTCGCAATTTAACCGTGGTTTGGTTGCTCAAAATGGACGGGTGTAGATCACTTATTCCTTTGATAAAAGCAGAGTAATAAAAATTAGAACCAAACGAATTCAATTGGATATTAGAATACGAAAACGCATACGCAACCGCAAGTGCTTTAAGTGTTCCTGCACTAATGTTCAGGGCAGACGGATTGTAGGTAATCTTACTGTCAACAACCAAATCCAAATAATCGGTGTCTACTATTTCAGGAATAATGCTGACCACAGACGCATTGTTACGCAAATTTCTGACTAGACTTTCTTTTTCGCTTGTGCTTAATGCCTGTCCCGAGGTGGGGCGAATAGCAATAAACACTTTGCCGTACTGTGGTGGCGTAACAGTTTCTCCTCCGTACACATACACAGACGCAGCATCGGGATAGTACCGATTAACTGCGGTAATGTAATCGTTTTCGGTTACTGCACGACTCTGTGACTTGTAGTATTTGGGAGCCATGAACTTGATACGAACGGATGTTTCTGCGTCTCCACCACCAGCCGATTCAGAAACAGTTTCAACGGTGCCAAGTCCACTAACAGCAGAAGTAAAATCGCTTATTCCATTAGCCGCTGCTCCATTGGTTTCAAGATATTCAATTGAAATCAGGTTTCCAGTTTCAGGTTCTTGTCCCAAGAAACCGTCACCAAAATACAGTTCATACAGTCCTTTTTCCTTTTCTTGCAGGAAAAACACCTTTGAGGTTGGAGTCAGATTTACATAAGACGCAGCCTCACTCCACACACTAGACGAGCCTGTTGAATCAGTCACAGAAGCCTGAACGCGAACACGGATGGTTGTGGTATCAACCTTATCGTTAGGAATAAGCAAAACCGAAAGGTCTTTACGATTGCGGTCGTACACATAACTAACACGACGCAAACTGCCCTCGTAAACATCTACCTCTTCAAAACTGTTGGTTGTTGTGTCTGCGTAGGCATTTTCCAATAGTATAAACTTGTATTGACTGCCTTCGGGATCGGTTCCCGTAAATTCAGTTCCACGAGCCAAGTAAGTGTCTGTGGTTGAAGATCCGCTTGAAATAGGAACGGTTAGAGTAGCCTTTGCTGCACGAGCCGACTGTGGAGTGTAGCCCAACTGCTTGGCATGAGACGCAATCGACGGACGCAGTACTGCACTGTCCAAGAACATTTCGTTGGCTACCATGTTGGCATAGAACCCTTGATAGTGGGTGTTGTATGCCATGACATCCAAAATGGTGCTCAATACAGAGCCATTGAAATTATAGTCTTTGAGTGTGTCTTGCGATTCGAGAAAAGCCTTTAGAGAAGCCTTTGCCTCGCTAAAATCTAGTCCAACCACATTCAGAGCGTTAGCGTTTGTTGCCATCAGCGTACCCTTTCAAGCAGTGTTGTTACTCTGTCTACCGCTCCAATGGACTGTACGGTATACTCTACCGCAACTTGATACTCGTTTGAATCAGGATTGGACACCACATCCACTATTATATTGTTCACTCGCGGCTCGTTCTTACGAATGGTTTCCAAGATTCTGTCGCGTATTTCAAAAGCGGTAATTGAATCCACAGGCTCAAACAGCAGCGGACGAAGCGAGGCTCCAATCTGTGGCTGAAACAGCCGTTCACCAAAAGCCGTAGACAGCAGGTTTTGAACCGCTACCTTGATGGCTTTGGTGTCTTTGGTTGCAACCACATCGCTGGTTTTGGGATTTCGGGTAAACAGCGGGTCTATATCGGTATAGACAGGCTCTTGTGGTGTTGAATTTATTTTAAGAGGCATGGCGTTTACCCATAGTTAGGTGTGAATTTATTGTTTTAGTGGACACCGAAACCACCTCTGAAAGTGAACTTTCGGGTATCCCTTCGTCGTGAACTGCGTCCAAATCGCCAATATCACACCAATGGCAGCACACAAATCCCATAGGAGTCAGCCCGTCTTCGCATTTCAAGGGGCTAACCGCAAAGAACAGTACATTATTTATTTCAAGTCCGTAACGAAACGAGCACTGGGGCAGATCAGAAACCTTGATTATTTGATTAGACCGATTTTCTAAAATATCAACCATTTCTCGGTAACGGTTCAGTAATACATCTTGTGATTCCAACAACATGCCCTGAACCCCTGTACCACAAGACTCGTGGGTAACAGAAAAGCGTTTAATGGAACTGCCGTCAGCAAATCGCCCACCGTTGTGGAACTGAAACACCATTGCCCGAGACGCACGAACAAGCAGACGCAATTCTGTCAGAGTTTCGTGAACTTGGCTGTGTGCTTGTGCCACTTTTTGCTCTTTCTTTATTTCAAGCAAAGCAGTAAACTTTTTCTTCTTTAGCATAGTCCACAACCCAACAACAATACCAACGCCAAACACACCAATAATCTCACCTATGGAGTACACCAAATCTGAATACGATGAGATGGAAGACGCTATCATCTGGTTGTTGTGCTCCCTGAACTTGCGAATGGAGACGCTACCGATGCGTTTGCTGCACCCGCTAACTGCTGAAACTCTGGTGTTAGCAATCCTCCCTGATTGACCGCAACACTCATTTTGTTACACGGATCGTTTGCTTCTCCGATTAGATTGCTGAAAAAATTGATCTGGCTATATTTTGATATTGCACCTGCTGCTTGACTAATCATGTTTACACTATCACCTGTAACTTTGTTTAGTGCTCCTGTTGCGTCGTTTATTTTTGAAGTTATTCCCTCTAGTGCGGTATTGAATTCTTTTGCAGCGTTTTCCATACCAGCACCAGACGGATTTCTTGAAAAATTATCTATGATGCGATCCAAATCAACCTGAACACCACCAGCAACACTAATTGCGTTTTGACCGTTTCCAGTCAGTACGCCAATAGAAACGGTAACATCAAGTCCCTCAATCCCAAGAGCACACCCCAAATTTGCGTAAAAATTCATGCTACCAATCACGCCCATAAGAGTTTGAGGGTTGCTTAATCTATCTGCTTGGGATTTAAAAGCATTAACTGCGCTTTGCATATTGGTTGTGTCGGCTATAATTTTATTGAGTCTGTTAACATCAACACCGCTGTTTCCAAGAGCAGAGCCAACAGTTCCTATTGTTGGTGTTTGAATAGCAGTAGCAAGAGCACCGAGTCTTCCAATAGACTGACCAAGAGCACTACTAACGCCTCCAGCCTGTCCGCCTGTAGTGTTTTGCACAAAAGACTTGCCCGATTGGCTATTGACCAAATCTTTTTGTTCGTCTGTTAGTTTTTGTTTACATGGACACGCCATAAATTACCCCACTATTACTCGTGCTGAACCGCTTGGAACATCACCACACGATGCCTGACTTGCTTCTGTGCAGACAGGAATCCCGTTTACTACAACTCGTGGATTGCCATTAATCATTGTTGCTGCGTCGTGCTCGTTGTTTCCGTGATCTTCGACAGGATTTCCCTCTACTACTATGGGATTTCCTTCTACCAAAACCGAAGAGTCTCCAACCAAAATAGTACCTCCAGCAGTATCTATGAATGCTCTACAAACCCCTGGCATTAGATCAGTCCTCCGTCTATAATACTTGGATTTGGCGAAGGATCAACAGTCAGAGACATGAGAGTAAATCCTGATTCTGTTTCGCTTGGCAAATACCCATAAGATTGGGTAACTCCACATATCCAAAACTTACCTTCACGAGACACCACATCTCCGTAAGCGTATACACGATATACGGAACTGTTTGGCTCGTACTTGCGGTGGTCGCCACGATAGTTCATTGCAACTGCACCTTGCTTGGGCGAACAGACGGCTGACCAGAGTTCAACTCAATACGGCTACCCACCACAGCCACAGAGCCATCAGATATGAATTCCACAGTCTTGCCCGAGAACGCAATACTATCAGCAGCAAAAAATTCCATCTGTTTGCCTGAAGCACGGAACTTGCCTTCGCATTGCAGATTTACTTCAGCCTTTGCAAAAATATTAATGTTGCCGTCTATTTGAATATTGCTGCCGTTGCCGTTGACTGTAAGGTTGACTGGCCCATCAACCACGACATTAAGTCCTTCTTTGCCACCAATATACACCTTTTTGTTTCCCAAACATATTTCGTAATCGTCACCCACGATTTTCTGAACTCGGGTTCCATCAGGATTATTTGTCCACCCGTTTCCAACCTCTGTGAAAGTGCCTGATGTGTGATACTCGTGGATGCGTTCTGCTCCAGGGGTATCGTCATATTCTTTTACATGACCGCTTTCGGTATACAGTACATGATTTTTTGGATACACGGCATTGTATGGGGTTTGTGGCTCGCTCCATTGGCTCTTACCGTCTTTGATTCCAGGAGCACTTTGAACATTTTGTTTGACTGTTCTTGCCCGTCTTTCTGCGACAGTTCCTTGCCCATTATTTTCTCCATTGTTTCTAGCAAGTCTGTTTGTGTCGGCTTCACCAACAACAGACACGCCAACAGGAAACACTCCATTGTTCACATCTTCGGCTTTTGCAGGATAGATTCCGCTAGGATCATCAAATCCTTTAGATGTATCAGCGTTTGCTTGTGGCACACCACCAAAAGATCCCATCATTACAGGCTCTTGTGCGTCGTCTCCGTCTCTAAAGAATCCAAACACATGAGAGCCGTTCAGGAGTCCTGTGGGAGACTGTCCAATACCAGACAGAGCAGCACTTGTAATTGGCTGCATAGGATACGCCCACGGCAGGGCTGCGGTAGGCAACTCTACTTTGTTGTCGCTATGAAATCCAAATATGCGAACTCGGCAGCGTCCAAGATACAACGGATCAGCGTTGTCCTCAACGACACCGTGCCACCACACAAATCCTTCTCGTCCTGAAAAGCCTTTCATTATACCCCCATCGCATTTCTTGAAAGTTCAAGTTTGCAACTGTAAGCAGTTCCAAAGGTGTGTCGCACCGATGTAATCAGATAATTGCCGCTAAAATTCTTGTCTGCTTTATCACTTTTTATCGCATGATCTGCCGAAAACTTTGGAGTGTACAGGTTTACAACCTGACCAACACGCTTGGTGCTGTCTCCGTATATGTCTATGGCAATTTTCTGTGTCATTATAGCATTCACATGATATTTTCGTTTCAAGAAATACGATTCAACTCCAACATTATCTACGATGTTATTTTGCTCGGTGTAAGCCGTGTAACTATTAGACGGCAAAAAGTAATACGAGCACGGTTGATTGTAGAAATACTCATCATCGTTTTTTGAGTTCTTGTAGTGTGGTTTAGAACCCAATTTCTTACAGTCTTCAAACACATCGCTCTCTCTAAACTGTATCTCTCGTTGCTCTTTACGCAGCATATCGTGAACAATCAAACGCGAAGACACAACACCACCAATAATGTTTTCTGCCATGTTAAACCGCGACACCTCTTCTAACGCCTGAACTCGGTGAAACACAGCACTCAATGGTCCATCTGTTGGAAGACTTGATGGACCTCCATCGGGTGTAGCGAGTTTATCTTTTATAAAATAGTAGTCTTGAACAACTTTTGACCCGTCTTCGATTATTTTAGTCAGGCTCTTAAAAGAGTATCCGTCAAATGTCTCGTAAAAGAAAAACGGACTGTAATCATCAACCGCATCGCTTATTCCTTTTCCTGCCAACCACGATATGGCTTTGAATGGTGTATAACTTTTTGGAAGAACAAACGAGTAATTGTCAACTGTTGGTTGAACATCAAAACGGTTTTCCCATATATGGGACGGAAAATGTTTTGTTACAACAGTTTCTATCATTTTAGAAACCGAACCGTTTACAGCATATCCGCAGCGTTGGGAATGGTTTATCATTCCACCTTCGCTTATTAGGTGCAAAGTATATTGCTGTCCTTTTCCGTTAGGATCTGGGCTGTGTTTATCCAGTTTGTAAACTCTAAAAGTTTTCTTTACTGGTTTTACATTCTGAACATCAGTCTTAAACTCTACATCTAAAAACTCTTGCCCAGTGATTGGAAGGATTTCAGGAGCATTAAACGATTCGTTCATGTACACCATTCCACTCATGTACGGAGAAAACAGGTCTTCAAACAATTCAAACTTTGAGTACAGATTAGATACATCCAATTCTTTATTGGTAACAGAAGAGCGGAGCAATAACTTGGTGAGTTTATAATCACCAGCCTTGATTAGATTGCTGCCTATCTGTTGTGCCATAATATTACACCTTTAGGAGATTTTCTATCTCTCGCTTTACACTATCCGCATAGCGTGGATGC